GAGTAAGTTATACCATGATATTTGGAGTACAATTAAAAAAATGATGAGTGATAAAGATATAGAAGAATATCATAGCTTAGAGAAGCAAATGCGAAGGATAAAAAAAAGTAATAAATACAACTATATAGAAGGAAAACGCATCGATGACCATGGATCACGGATCTATGATATTAATGGTGCTAGACTTCCAAGCGTAACTACTATATTAGGCAAAACAAAAGATCAAAAATTTCTAAGAGACTGGAAGGCCAAAGTTGGAGAAGCAGAAGCAGAACGAATCAAAAATTTGTCTAGTAATCGGGGGACATCTATGCACAAATTCCTGGAGTCATATATCACAGGAGTTGGGTACGATGATCTTACAGAACTCGGACAAGCGGCGAAGCCCATGGCCAAAAAAATTACTGAGATGGGTCTTGCGCCAGTGGAAGAATATTATGGCTCTGAAGTTACATTACATTATCCTGGCCTTTATGCTGGGAGCACTGACCTCGTATGTTTACATAATGGTTTAGAGACCATTGTAGATTTTAAGCAAAGTAATAGACCCAAGAGAGAAGAATGGATAGATGACTATTTCTTACAAATTGCTGCATACGCCATGGCTCATGACTACGTTTATGGCAGTAAAATAAGGCAAGGAGTCATAATGGTATGCACACCGGACCTATATTACCAAGAGTTCAAGGTTTCCGGGGCTGATTTAAGGTCGTGGAAACATAAGTTTTTAAAACGATTGGACCAGTACCATGAACTTATTCATGATGAAAAAGAACAAGCAAACGTCGGAATCAAAGCAGAGGAGTTTAAAAAATGAAAAAAGCAGAAGTTACACTACTATGGAGAGGAAATAAAATACCTTGTGAAGATTGCAAGGTTATTTTTAAAAATAAACAAGGTAAAGAGTATAATGTAGAACTTAGTCGATTGATTAGAGTATTCAATAATAATATTTGGCAACACACGAAAAGTGTAAAATGAACGACGAAACAAAACAATTAATAAAAGAACTTAAGGCTTATCGTGATGGTATGGTGGTACGAAATCTTCCATTCCAATGGATTAGTGATATCATTACTAAATGGGAAATGAAAAATGTGCCCGAGTTAGATTTTTTAGAAGAAGCTGAAAAAGAAAAGAAAGAATTAGAAGAATCATATAAGGAATCAGTGAGACAGACTAATGAAAGAAAAAATGCTAAGTAATTATAATAAAGCAATACACCCATTATGTGGTAAAAAAATTAAAGTATATAAGGACATTGTAATGACTCCTTTCTATACCGAAAAATTTTGTGATGAATTAGTTGAACTAGCTAAAGAATACAAAGATAAATTTTCTCCCTACATTGCTTATGGGAAAAGTGATAGTCATGATGTAACTAAAGATTACCCATGGGATACTTTATTTTTTAGTAAAGTTAGTCATTTTCTTTTCGAAGATTTCTGTAAGCATTATAAAAAATATTTATGTCCTATCTTAAATGATTACTTTTTCCCCTGTAATGTTGCAGGTTGGTTTTCACCAATGATAATTAAATATTCTAGACCTAATCAAAAGGTTGATATTCATAACGATACAAGTCTTTTTACTTTAAACGTTAAACTCAACACAGATTTTGAAGGTTGTGAGTTGGAGTTTCCACGTCAAGAATGGAATAACTCAGAACTTCCAAAAGGTTGGTGTATGGTTTGGCCTTCTCAAGTGACCCATCCGCATCGTGCGCGACCGTTGCTTAAAGGTACTAAATATACACTAGCATCATGGACACATCCAATAAGTTGGAATTCAGAACAGATGGGAGGTTCAATTTACAATGAATAAAAAAATGGTTAATGCACTAATGAAAAAATACGATGCACAAAAAGAAGATGCTATTCTTAAAATAGAAATGATTACACAGGGAGTGATCATTCCGGAGCATACTGACATCACTGGAGAAGTTGACAAATTGTTACACATTATTGCAGAGAGCGATGAAAAGTCAGAAGTTTTGTGGAAACTTTATGGCAAAACGAAGGCAAATTAGTCCAAAATAAGGCAACTTTTTGCGACACCTAGGGTGTCGGGGAGGGGTCGGGGAGGTGTCGGGAAATCTCTTTTTTAAAAAATTTTCCAAAAAACAGTCGGTTTGTTCACCTTTTAGTCTGATTTTGCGACACTTGCGACCCCACTGCGACCCCCTTCCGACACCCCAAGTGTCGGGGGAATTAGCCTTATATACCAACGGTTATAGCTTGATTTCGACATTTCCCGACACTTTCAAGATTTATGTGTCATTTAGCGCTGCATAAAATATTTTTGGTGTCGCAAGGGTCGCAAAAGAATGTTAGAAGGTTTTATGCCTAAGAAAAGAAGAAAAAGAATCATAACTCAAATAACTCCTGATATACCTTTTCCTAAAGTCAGAGTGGAGTGGGTCGACGCCATGAGTGACTCAGGCTGGGCTAGCGAAAAAGAATTTAATAAAATGAAATTAGCTTACCCTGTTAATGAAGGTTGGCTTTACTCTAAAGATGATAAGTCAGTTAAACTTTTTGCGTCTTATGATAAAGAGGATGATGGGACTTTTACTTTTGGAGATCGGACGATGATTCCTCGCGACTGGGTAAAGAAGATTCAGAAGATTTAGGAGATTCAATTGCTTCACCTTCAACAATCTTTGCATTTAAAAGAGGTTCGTAGTCGTTTAAAATTTGTTTCATTTTTGCTTCTAGTTCTTGTTCTGATAGGTCCTCTAGTTTACCTGTTTTTATTATTTTTCTATCTATATACAATCCTGCTGCTTTTCCCCTATTGGCTTCAGCATTTACAGCGCTGGAAAAACTTCCTTTCTTTAAAGCGGCTTCTCTCAACCTAGCAAGTTCTGCTATGTGTCCTTCATAACTTACTTCATGTTTTCTTAAGCGTTCTTCTTTAAGTTCACCTATGTGTTTAACAACTAGAGGATTAAGTCTAGGGTTTGTTAATTCACTTCCTTCAACACGTGCTCTCTTTGGACTGTAGCCTGCTCTTAAGGCAGCTTCAGTTTTAGTTACTGGTCCGTTTTCATCTCCAAATACTAAAAACTCGGCGAAGCGTTGTTGCATTTCTGTTAATCTTTTTGGCAATCCCATAATAGGTAGCCATGAATGGATTTAGTCCAGACTGGCTACTATTGACAATTTAGAGTAACTATCCTATAAAGTCAATATGAAAGAGCACGAGAAATTTCAGTTAAACCAGCAACACCAGCAGCTTCGGGCGGCATTGATGGAACAATTAACGTCTGCACAAAAACGTATAAAGGAATTAGAACAGTTAAATAAATCTCATCAAGAATTGAATGGTAAGTTACAACTAGAAATAGCTAGATTAAAAGGAGCATTATGACAGACGATAAAGAAGGTAAAGGATATTTGTCTTTCTTAATTGAACAACATAAGAAAGAAATTTGGGAATATAAAATGAAAGAGTCTGAGTTGACTAGCGTTAAAAATCAGCTTGAGGGTAGTAAAAGTATTATAAACGAACTGTCTAGTCAGATCGCTGATTTAAGGCGAGACAATAAATACCTTGCACAACAAGTAAATGACTATAGAGAGCAATTAAAAAAAGCAGGATTTTAATGAGAGTACAAGACATGCAACAATTTTTAAATTCATTTACAAAAGGATCGGACGCAATAAAAAATGCGGCAATCTTTGTTGAAGTGAATGGTAAATTACATGATGTACGAAGAATTGAAGTACATGAAAACTCTATCCCAATTGTTGGACAAGTGGGTCACACAGCACACAGATTAGTTTTAAAAACTACTAAACCATCTAATATTATATTACCAGAGAAGTTACAGAAAGACTATTAATGAACGAGGTTGTTACCTCGATAAAGACATGGGTCCAGAGGCAAAATTATATCAAAAAATTAAGAAAACTTTTAATAGAATTTCCTTTGTCAGGATTGAAAACAATAGCTTACTTGGCACTCCTGATCTATTGGGGTACAATAGTTCTGGCGCATTTTTCACTTTAGAACTTAAAGTAACTCGAGGTAAAAAAATTAGATTTTCACCACACCAAATTTCGTTTCATGTGAAGCATCCTAAGAATAGTTTTATCTTGGTAGAGGCCCTTGATCAAAGGTCCTCTAAACTTTCTCAATTCTTTTTGTTCAAAGGAGAAAGAATCTTGGAGCTTGAAGCTTGTGGCTTGAAGCTTGATCCTTGTGCCACGGGGCTTGAGGCTTGCGGCTTGGAGCTTGGGGCTTGAATCTTCCATGCAGGTCTTATAACTAGTCTCGGCTTGGAGCTTGAGGCTTGGGGCTTGAGGCCCGGACCAAGTGCACGCGCACCATCAGCCGTCGCTTCGGTTTTGCTAATGACTTGATCCAGTTTATTACGTCTACGTAATTCTTTATAAAATTTTGGGTGTTTAATTTCCATTAGTGTTTACCATATGATATCACTTTTATTTTAGAATCCCAGCATTGTCTGCAGTCTCTGCATTCATTATTTTGTGCCGCAGCTGGGCACGTGTGAAAACCTTTGTCCACAACCATGGAAGAGTTGGGCCATGACTCAGGCGCCCGCTGATTGACCATCGGAGCTGAGAACCGGATGACCAGATTGGCTGGTGCTCTGTTGAGGTGGTTCTTGATCCATGCTTCACGGGTCGGGAGCCAGTGACGCTTGCCAGGTGTTAACCTGCAAACTTCATAAATTTTATTTAAATGATCCAGATCCTGTACATCTCCTGAATCGTGCCACCTGAAGACGTCCGGCTTCTTGCTGTTGATCAGGTGGGCCATTGCCTGGACCCAGTCTGGGCTCTTGATGGCTGCCAGTCTCCTGTACTGTGCATCCTGAACAACTTTAAACACGTAGCAGCCCTTCAGTGCGTAACAGTCGAAGCACACAGAGCCTGGGACCTTCTGGAGCTTGGAGCCTGTTTTACATTCCTTGGCAGGGAGGCCAATTGACCAGCCCGGCATTTTCGACGGCTTGCTCAGGCTACCGCCTATAATTTCTAAAGCTTTCTTTGTTTGCATATGTCCTTTATAATCCTATAATTCTATTTGTCAAGCTTGAAGCTTGGGGCTTGTAGCTTGTGGCTTGCCGCTTCTTTAGAATCATTCTAATCTGCCGCTTGCAGCTTGAAGCTTGCTGCTTGTAGCCGTTGGCCTGAAGCCATTCAGCGTGCAGCTTTAATATATTAATTCCATAACTTTCTAATTGTCTGCTCATAATTCCTGATCCCAGATCAGTGATCAGATCTCTTCACAGCTCGCAACTGCAGTTTTAGAGCCACTAATAGATCTTGTCAGGAACTAAGTCCACTAAGATCACCGATCAGGGATCAGGTGTGGTGTGCCGGCCTTGCGATCAAGTTCTCACCACATCTGATCCCAGATCCAACAGCGTAGGCTTTTAATCCCACAGGTAATTTGCAATTGGATCAGGGATCAGTTCTGGTTCATAACACAAAGACGTGCTCGTGCAGGTGTGATGCGCTACAACCAGAAGTTGTCCCAATTAATTAGAGGCGTATAACCTATTCGAACATCAGTTTTCATACATAATTAATATATCCTATATACTCCTTGACAAAGGGATTGTCAAGTGATAAATTTCAAATCAGAAAGAGAGGTCAAATGACTAGACTAAGACTAAACCAAGAGTATCGTAATAAGATTGCTAATAGAATGAGAGTACACTTGGAACAAGAAGATACTGTTGAAAAACAAAAGTATGACAGTTTGAAAGCTGACCAAATCCAATTGAATGATGATGCATGGAACATGGCAGAAAAAATTGTCAGAAAACATTATACTCCTGATGATGTTAAAATGGCATATCATCTACAAAATAAGTTTGAGAATGTAAGTACAATTGCAAAGGATAGTTGTTTTCATTTTCATTATTTAGGTAAAAAAGAAACAAGAGATTACGACAACAATGCCAAAGTTGAAGATGCAACAATAGAAAGCCATTTTGATTTTAGATTAAATGGTAGTATTGATACTGAAAGCAATTCTTCTCATCATCATGACAATGATTATGGTTATGCTTTATTTAGAGACGAACTAAAAGCACAAGATAATTGCAACCCTGATATTAATGTTGAGCAAGAGGGCAAAGACAACAACCCACATAAAACAAAATATCAAGACGCAAACAATAAATATCTTGGTGATGATGATAGTGGTTATGGCAAACAATGGAATGAGAAATATCAATTAGATTTAATTGGTAGAGAATATTGTCGTGATAGGTCTATCGCTTGCAGTGAAGATGAGTATATGTTTTTAATAGATTGGAAAAGACAAAAAGGTCAATTTGTTATGGCACATTATAAATGGATTAAATCTGTATTAGACCAAATGAAAGAAATCAAAGTTGGTCTAAAAGGTTATAAATATTTAGACGAGGCAATAGAGTTATCTACTGAACTTGGTTTGAATATTTCAGATGCAGAAATAATTAGAACTAACTCTACTGGACTTGTAATCTACAATCCTAAAAATCTAGCTGATAGGATAAAAGGAATGAAGAACAAGAGAGAGCAAACAAGAGAGGAAAAAATAAAGGCAAGAGTATTGTACGAAAAACAACAAAATAGTTAAACCCATTTTGGGCATATAGACTATTTACTTTAGGGATAATTTATGGGATTATCCCTGAATAACAGAAAGAAGAATACAATGGAAAACGACAAACAATTTACAATAACTTACTACTCCAATAAGGATAAGAAACATATCACTCGTTTAGGTAAATGGATTGAGGGTTGCAGATATTGGACATCAGCAAAAGGAAAAGCAATATTCACTTATTTTGATGTTGACGCAGATAACTTTAGAAACGCAACAGTTTCTTGGAAAGTGAGATTTTAATGACACAACTAACAGAAGAACATTTTGAATTACACTCAGCTAATAAAGATAGAATGTATAGAGATCAAAAGATTAAATTCTTACAAGATAGAGTTGATACTCTAGAAAAAACAGTTGGAAGATTAAATAAGTTAACTGCTGAAATATGGAAACATTTAGAGGGGGATAAAGATGAGCAACTATAACTGGTGTCATGGTACGAATTGCCATACTCAACACACACAATCAAGAGTGCGAGGGAGTGGCGATAATAAAGTTTTAAGAACTATTAAAATAAAAGTTGATAGTGAATATATTAGACAAAGTATATTCTCTCATTTTTGTAATCAGCGTTGTTTAATGGATTTTCTTAACGTACATAAAGATAGAATAGTTGCACTTGCGCCAAGGCGCGAGGCTCTTGAAACACCGATCAAGGTTGAGAAAGAAAAGTACGAGAGTCATAAATATAGACATAATGGAACTGACTATCAACGAGTACCATACATGGCAACAAGAACTACAATCAAATCAGTTGACAATGGCTGAGGGATAGTATAGGATAACTATTATGACAGAAATAATTAAATACAATAACAAAGAATATAAGATGCCCTTTGATGCAGATTATAACAGACAGAAAGCAGATAGCTTTAAAGAAGAGATCATTGTTAATAATAGATTTAACAATGAGCCAGCTATGTTGCCTTGGTTTGCTGTTGCTGTGTATGATGTAATCATGGGCAGTGAACAGATGCAGGATTGGGATAACCATCGCAAGGGATTGGATTGGTTCATCAAATACTTTCCTAAACAATACAGCATCTTACTAGACTGAGTCGTCAACCATAGGTTGTGGCGCTCGCGCGCCACAATTCTAAGCGGATCCTAACCCAATCTCAATAATCAATCACAAGTTGTACCCCACCCCCCTTTTTTTAATAAAGGGGTCCCACTACTTCAGGTTGTATTGCTTGATTTAGACTGTTAATCCTGTTAAAAACATTTTGAACATCTTATAAGGGTGCAAAAATTTTATAAAATTTTTATATGAATTTAAATAAAGTAGATATTAGTAGACTTCCAGCAGACGTTAGAAAGACATTTAAAAGATTGCAAGTTATGCATGCAGAAAAAAGAATTCAAAACAAAGCTAAAAGTGATTTTTTATCCTTTGTTAAATGTGTATGGCCCGATTTTATAGAGGGGTCCCATCACAGGCACATTGCAAAAAAATTTAATGATCTTGCTACAGGGAAAATTACCCGTCTAATTGTAAACATGCCTCCAAGGCATACAAAATCAGAATTTGCATCTTATTTGCTACCATCATGGATGGTGGGCCGTGAGCCAAAATTAAAGATCATTCAAGCAACTCACACAGGAGAATTAGCCGTTAGGTTTGGTCGTAAAGCCAAGCACCTAATTGACTCGGAAGATTATTCTAAAATTTTTAAAACAAGTTTACAAGAAGATAGCAAAGCCGCTGGTAGGTGGGAAACAGCACAAGGTGGTGAGTATTTTGCAGCTGGTGTCGGCGGTGCAATCACCGGACGGGGTGCTGACTTATTAATCATTGATGACCCGCACTCGGAGCAAGATGCACTTTCTCCTAATGCTATGGAGTCTGCTTACGAATGGTATACATCAGGACCACGACAACGTTTACAACCTGGTGGAAAAATTATTTTAGTTATGACACGTTGGTCAACAAAAGATCTAACAGGAATGTTGATCAGGAACCAAGGTGAGGCGAAAGCTGATCAATGGGAAGTGGTTGAATTTCCGGCGCTCATGGACCACGGATCAGGACAAGTTCCCGTCTGGCCTGAGTATTGGAAGTTAGATGAATTAGAAAAAGTTAAGGCAACACTACCCGTTGCTAAATGGAATGCACAGTGGATGCAAAATCCAACAGCAGAAGAAGGGGCAATCATTAAACGAGAGTGGTGGAGAAAATATGAAGGTGAGAATATACCTAAACTCCAGCATGTCATACAAAGTTATGACACAGCTTTTCTTAAAAAAGAAACAGCCGATTATTCTGCTATTACGACGTGGGGTATATTTTTTCCTAATGAAGACTCACCAGCTAATTTAATTTTACTCGATGCTATAAAAGGCAGATACGAGTTTCCAGAATTAAGAAGACTGGCTCTTCAACAATACGAGTATTGGAAACCAGAAACAGTTATTATAGAGGCTAAAGCATCTGGTTTGCCTTTGACTTATGAGCTTAGGAAGATGGATATACCAGTTGTCAACTTCACGCCTTCTAAAGGCAACGATAAGCACGCTCGTGTAAATGCAGTTGCACCTTTATTTGAAAGTGGTATGATATGGGCCCCTGAGCAAAAATTTGCTGAGGAAGTCATTGAGGAGTGCGCGGCATTCCCCTATGGCGATCACGATGACTTGGTGGACTCTACGACCCAAGCTATTATGCGATTCAGACAGGGCGGTCTGATCGGTCACCCTGAAGATTATGTAGATGCAAAGGCAGAGAAAACTAAAAGGAATTATTATTAATGTTAAAAATTCTATTAAAACAATTTATTCAAAGGACTGGCAGAAACCCTAATGCCATAGAAATGTTACAGCTTAAATTCAAAGCAGCTGGACAAGCAGGAAAAGGACAAGTCCTTAGACCAGATTTTGGTAAAAATAATCCATGGTATAAAGATAAACCTACTACAGGAAAAAGTGCCGGTATAACAAGCATTAATAAAAAAGCTCAAACTGCTAAAACTATTGATGAAGACAAATTTGTTGCTGATTTCATGGCAAATGCTGATCGAGTATATTATAAATTCGTAAATGAAACTTTAGCTAAAGTGCAAAATGCAAGTAAAGACGAACAATTAAAAATTGCAAAAGACATTATTAATAGAAAAGGAATGTTTCATACTTTAGATGAAAAAGATTCAGCTAAAATTTTAAAAAGTATAGATCAAAATATAAAACCAGTTGAACCAAAAGCATACGGTGGTATTGCAGGCATGTTGGGCGAGAGAACTGGATTTAAACTTGGTGGAATTGATAAAGCAAGAAGAGCATTTTTAAAATGGATCGGAGTAGGAACTGCGGGAGTCGGCGCTGCGAAATCTGGATTATTTGGTTTATTAAAAGGTGGTGGTAAAAAAGAAGTTATTAAAGAATTAACTCAAGTTCCAATTAAAGATATTTCAGGCATGCCATCATGGTTCAAGCCTCTTGTAAATAAAGTTATTAAAGAAGGTGAAGAAGTTAGTGGAGATTTAGAAAGAGTTATTGTCCATAAAACTAAACTCCCTGATTCAAAAACAGATGTTTATGTAACACAGGATCTAAC